TTTTGCAGAAATTTGATTAGGGGTAAGTATAGCAGATAATTTATCATAATTTAATGCTACATGTTTTTCACTAGCATTTAGGTTTAATCCTTTTGTAAAAAGATTTAAATTAAAACCTTTCTCGCTGTGTACACTACCATTTAGAGTATAGTCGCCCAAAGTAAATGTAGCCGATCTAAGTTCGGCAATTTTATCAGTGTCTTTTGTTAAAGTAGCTCCAGGAAGATTTACACCCATTTTACCGTATACGTCTTTATGGTCAGTTATATTTGCTTCTATAAAACCTAAAGAAGAATCTGCACGTAAACCTACGTTTCCTGAAACTTTTGAATTGTTTTCTTCGTGTTCATTGTTTCCTGGTACTGCTTGTACTTTTACATTAGTATCCATATTAAAAAAAGAGTCAGTTGCAGGTGCAGAAGATTCAAACTGGTATAAAGCCCCACTATTATAATCTTCAGTATGGTCATAGCCAAACGGTAAAGTATTTTGAGTAACTCTACCTATGCCTACATCATTTACATAAAAAGATTTTGTAGCTTTGTCTTCTCCTCTAAGTAGTTCTTTTGTAAATTCTAGATAGTCTTTATTATCTAAAGCTTTCATAGCACTAGGAAACTTTAAATGCCATTCGGTTCCCATGTTATAGGCTAAATCAGTAAAAACAGCTATTCTTTCAAACTCTGTAACATCTTTTTCTTTAGCTAAATTTTTTGCAGCCGTATGAGCTTTATTATATTCTTTTAAAAAACGTTTTTCTGCTACATTTTTATCCATTTTGTATGCAGGTTTACTAAAGTCTTGTGTTCCGTCTTCTAAAAGATTATAAAAAGCATAGTCTTCTTTGTCAATTTTAAAACCATAACCAATATGAGGAATATCTACAGTTTCATCTGTATCTTTTATTTTACTAGAAACCATATGTACGTCAGATCGAAAACCACCCTCTAACCTTTTAATGTTAGCCTGTGATTCTTTTTCGGTTGTAATTTTAATTCTAACCATCTTTCCTTTCCGCCTCTGCTCTAACCCATTCCTTCAACTGGAGGAGGGTTGCCAGTAAAGTTGCCTTCCCCTGGAGTTGGCGCATTTCCTGTTCCGACTGTGCCATCACCAACGCCTGATGGGTCATTTGGGTTTGCTGCTGCAGGAACTCCTGGAGGGGCTCCCATTGGTCCTTGTTGTTCACCAGGGGCAGGAGCCGTTTCGCCATTTGTTTGTCCATTGTTCAATCCTTTTAACATTTCAGCAAATATTTGTGCTTCGTTCATATCATTAACTAATTCGTCAGGGTCCATATCCTGAGCTATAGCTAACTCTTTAATCAACGTAGGTAACTTAACAAAAGGAGCAAGCATAGGATTTGTTACTGTTTGTAGTAACGCTGTTAACCTTTGTGATCTTACTTCTTTCTGCATTACAGACGATGTTCCTTTAGGTTTGATCTCCAAATCACCCATGATGTCATCTTCGTCTTCTGAGAATTGCATGTTCCACATAAACATACTTTCCCCTAAAGGTCTTAGAAGATTGTCATCTATGTTTTTAATAACGGTCTTAATGCCTAAAGAGGCAGAGCCCATTAACATAGATAGACCTGATGCAGTACGACCAGTACCAGTCACGCCTGTTTGACCATGACTTACACTTGGTATACCTGTCTCTTCGTCAGCAAGCTGCCTTGCCTTATCATACATTTGTAAATTTTCTACAGCAGTACTTGGAAACTTAATTCCAGTAATACCTGTGCCAGGAGCACCTGATTGTCTTCTAAATATTTTTCCAGGATAGATGTCCATAGACTGACCTGGAACCATCATGTTCTCGTCTACTTCAAATATAAGGTTTCCTGCTAATGCTAAGTTATCTATAGCCATACGTACATGACCATTCATAAGAAGCTGTGCATCTTCCATATTCTCAGCTACACCTACACCAAAGAATCTATAAGGGTTCTTTTCGTAAGGTACTACTTGATAAGGTAATCTTTCTGGTACAAATGGGTTTAATACTACTCTTAGTATCTGGTTTCCGCATATCCAAGCATTAATATGTACTTGGTCTAAGTCAGAAGTCTTTTTTGGTATGTCTAATTGTATCTCTCTAGCCATCTTAGCATCTAAAACACCCCAGTATTCTAATACTTCATAACGACCTTCACTGTATGTAGGGTCATTATCAGCAAATAAAGCATGTTCAAAATGTCTTTCTTCGTAAGAAGTACCCATAAATAGGCACTCTTCTATAGCTTTTTCATCAAAAAACGGTCTTTGAATAAGGCTACGTAGCTGTGATCTGTTCATTCTGTGACGTTCTATCACGTATTCTGCGTCTTCTAAGCTAATAGCTGAAGGGTCAGGGTATAAATCCCAACACGAAACAGCATTTATTCTAGGTACTAGCTTATCTTTTGGGTCATAGTAACGACTTCCATCGTCATCTTTTGACCACTTATGTATTACTTTAGTATGGTTGAACGGTCCTTTAACGATACCTGTACCTAGTAAGCACTGTTCAAATATACCTTTTCTGAGTTCGGAAACTGCTGAAGCATCTAGTAGTTGATCATGGATTAGTTTTTCCATTTTACGAGCTGCTTCCTTGGCAGGAGCTAGTTGAGGTTCTCCCATATTAGAGGGTCCTGCAGCAAGGTTAGCGTCTGCCATAGTTTTTTCATATGGACCTAAATCTAACTCTTGTTGATCTGGATCAGTTGCTTCTAGAGCTCCTGCAGGTAAATCTCTACCATCTCCTTCAAACCCATAAGGGTCTGCTTGTTGGTCTAATGGAGTTTCTAGATGAACGTACTCTTCAATACCTTCAGGCATAGGTGTAGGTTCTACAGCAATCGGAACTTTACCATTAGCAAACAAAATATCTACTAACTGCCCAAAGGCAGCTAATACTTTTACTTTTGTTATCTTAACAGTAACTTTAGACCGTTCTGATTTTCTATAGTCTTCACTATCTTCTGAGGTACCTCTATAGTTCTTATAAGCACGTAGCCAACGTTGTTCGTCAGCTAGACGACCATCTTCTGCTTCTTTATACTTAGATCGCACATAGCCTGATAAACCGACCATATCCTCGTCAGATATGTCTTGTTGTTCACCAGTACCTAACATTTCACCTAGCTCTTCCATTTCTAGTAGTCTTTTTTGTCTGCTAAACCGTTAAAGCCAGAATCTATTTGATTCTTGCCTGAAAGGCTTTTTTCGTTAACAGAGGATTGTTCAGCATGGGAATACTCTTTCTTAACCCAACTTTCCATTTTTTCTCTGGATAGTTGTGCTTCGTTTTCCGTGCCGAGGTCACCTTGTTTATATTTACCTGTTAGTGGCATTTTCTTCTCCTTGTGGTTGCGATGCCAAGCCTAAACCTGCCATCTGGTTATCAGTATCTTCAGATACTAAATTTTCTTGTATATCTTCTAATCTAGGGTCTCTAATATTATCTGTTATTATTTTTCCCCCATACTCATCCATAATTCCTTGGGCATCTTCTCTTCTTCTATCAAGTGTAGCTTGCTTATCAGAAACATAATCTGCAACTTCTTTTCTACTTACATTTTCTACAAAATCTCTAGACTCTGTGTCTTCAGCCTCTCCCCTATCTATACCTGTCCTTATATTATCTGCTAAACCTGGTTCAGGAGCACCCCTACGTGTAGCTTGGTATTCAGCTATAGGAGCAGTGAGACTACCTAAACTACGAAGTAACTCTTTACCTTTTTCTTTAGTTTTATCTAAAAACGTAACATCTTCTATAGGTTCTGGGTTTGAGCGTTCCTGTTCAGTAACCATTGCTACTTGTTTTGGGCTAATCTCATCTAAAGTATTTTTAACTTCACCTGCTTTACCACTGTAAAATTCTGGTAAATTTGTATACAATTTTTGATCGTCAAGACCTAAACCTACATTTCCAGGGTTTGTTATACCTACTTCTAAAGCTACTTCAGCAGCAAGACTAGCAGGCTTGCTTAATATACCAAAACCTGCAATAAGAGTTCCCTTTACAGCATTAGCTCCATATTTTTTACCTGCCTGTTTAGTCATATCAATAAATGTATCTACGGCTCTACCTACTTTAGTTTGCGGTGTTTTACCATTTTCGTCTACGTAGTCTACGATAGGACCTCTAGTAGTAAAGTCCATACGATCTTTGTCTTTTATAGTTATTATATTAGAAGGCATAGCTTGTTTTAAGTCTTGTCCAAAAAAGTTAGTTCTAAGATTTATAGTATAGTCTTTTTGAGTAGCCTTTACATTTCCATCTGTTTTATATTTTAACTTATCTGCAAAGGGTTTATCAAAATCTACATCTTCAACAAACTCTTTACCTGATTCGTATACAACATTATCTAGTACTTCTGTTTCTATAAGTGCATCTATGTAAGGCTGTATTCTTATTCTGTTTATTAAATTATCTGTTTTCTTATTAGATAAACTTGCTACTGTTTTATCATCTAAAGATTCAAAAGCATTACCTACATTACTATTTACTATATTATCTATATCTTGTGCATCTACAGGAGCATACTCTTGTTCTAGTAAAACTCCTTGTAACCTATTAGCTACATCAGACATAAAAGTAGGAGTATCTATAGTGCCTTGCTTAAAGCTAAAGGCTATATCTAATTTTGTATCAGGAAAATCAGCCATGTACTTATCTATACCTAAAGACATTCTATCTACTGCATAAGCAGTACGCCCTACGTAATCATCTGCTACATCTGCAGGTGTAGACAAATAATCAAATTGATCTATAAGTTTTTTTGCTACAGTGTCTACTCTATTATTATATTCTATAGTTTCCATCAATTCAGTAAGTACACCACTATCTAGTCTTATAGCTGCTGCACCATCTGCTCCTGCTCTTTGTAAAGTTTTAGGTACAATTTTATTTAACAAAGATTTATTTTTATTCCAGTCAGGAACTCCTTTATGATTAAAAGGAAGATAGTCTGCAGCTTTACGGTAACCTATTTCAGTGCTTCCTGTAATACCTTCAACAACTTCCTGTATTTTAGTTCCTACGTTGTTCATATACCCACTAGCATTTGTTTCGTTAAATATACCTTCAATAGTTTGCTTAGCCGTATCTAAACTCATAGGTAAATCTACAAGAACTTTAGATTGTGAGCCTCGATCTAATAATGCTCTAAAAGCATTTGTATCTTTTTGTTGTTGTCTCCAAATAGCAAAATGCTTACTTTCAGGAGTTACTTGTCTTGCTCTTTTTCTTTTAGCTTGTGTAGTTCCACCTTCTACTACTGCTGCGCCTGTTCCTACAGGAGTTTCAGGAAGAGGGGCTCCTGTGTCTAAAGCTCTTAAGAAATCTTTACTAGCTCCTCCTTCAGGCATTACGTTTTGTTTAAATACTTCAGAATTACCATACACTCTTTGTTTTAGTGCAGCATCAAATTCAGATATTTTTTTAACAGCAGTTCTTACTGGAGTAGGTGTAGTTTTTTTATTTAATTTTTTTCTTGAATCATCTGTAGCTTTTTTAGTAATATAATATGACACTACTCTATTTCTTTTTTGGTCAAAGTTCCAATGAGCATCAAAAGTAGATAGTTCTCTTTCTCCTAAATCTAAATCTACTAAAAATTTAGGGTTTGTGTTTGCCCATGAAAGAACTCTTTGTTGATAATGCTGTAACATTGAGGCATCTGTATGCCCTAAAATTTCTGCAGCATAACGTGACCTATCTACTAAATTAGAATTTCCTAGTAAACTTGCAGTTCCTTGTCTAAACAAATAGGATTTTTTAATTTTCTCGCCTGTGTCTGGGTCTATTTCTGCATTAAAAAAACTAGGGTCTATATCATTAAAACCAGAATTTACTATTTTAGTTATATAATTATTAACTTCAGTTGAGTTAATAACGTTTTTAATAGTACCGTTTCTAGGGTCTGTGGAAAAAATAAATTTATTTGCATTAGATTTTTTATCTATACCTATTTCATTTATTCTATTTTTTAATATTTTAGCTAGGTGGTCAGACATAGGAACTATTCTTTGTAAGTTAGTTTTATTTTTACCTTTTAAGCGTATTGTTTTATTTTTAAAATCTATATCTTTAGGTCTTAAGCCATTTATATCTTCTACTCTTGCTCCTGTACCATAAAGTGATTCTAACATAGTAGCATAATTTTTTACATTATCAGGAGTATATCTAGATTTTGTTAAACCTCCTAAACCTTCTATAAGTGTTTCTGGGTTAGTGCCTGCGTCTAATACTTTTTTTAAATTATCAACGAGCCCTTTATAATAAGGAGACACTCCACGAATAACATAATCAGGATCAACAAGTTTAAGTTCTTTTAAACTTGTAGTCATTTCTTTATATTGAGTTTTTGCAGCTCTATCTACTAAATTAGAAGTGCCTGCATCTAAGTAATCAAAGGCTTGATATGTTGTCGATTTTACCATCTAATATCCAAATACAGGGTCTTGTGCTACATATCTATCAAACTCTTTTGGTTTTCTAAACCTAGGATGATAGTATGGGCTGTTAACTAATCTTGTCATGCACATATATCTTAAAGCATCGTAAGCATGATCCTCTGCTTTTGTGTCTACATCCTCTGCGTTTGTCTTGCTTAGAGGTAATGTAGGTAGTGTCCTTATCAACTGACTACAGTGACTAAACATTCTTAGTCTAGGTTCTTTCATATCATTCATACCTAAACGTTTATGCAATTCTATCTTTCCTGCTAACCTATTTCTATTTGATGCCATCCATCTTAGGTTAAGCCTATTCATGGATTCTGCTATACTTAAACCATGCCCTGTCTTACTGAAACAAGATTCATCTAACACTGCAGTTTGCATAGTAGGATCATCTGCTTCCAGTTCTAATATTCTTTCGGCTAATCCTTCTCCTGTATAGCCTTTTCCATATAGTTCTCTGTATATCCATAAGTTACCATCGTAATCCACAGCACCCCATAAAACACAAGAAGGACTAGAGTAACCATAATCTGCAGCCCTAATACGAGCCCAAGACCTAGGAATCTCAAAGGGATCAACAACATGTACTGAACGATCAAACTCTGCAAACGCTGCACCATCTGTAACATCCCAATCTCCTTCTAGTAATCTTCTCCTCTCCACTTCTGGTAGAGAGTACAACATAGCCTCATATTCCCCTGAAGCTATAAGATAGGGGTTATCCGTTAGTCTGGCAGGGATGAATCTTCTTTGGAAGAGGGGCTTGCCTGCTCTTTCTTGGGCTGCGGCTCCGTATCTGAGGATTGTTCCTTTTTCAACATCTTTAGCCCAAAAAGGCGTATTTGGCTCGGCAGCATCAATATACATCTTTTTAACCCACCAACCGCCCATGCCGCCTGGGTTAGCAGTGCAACGCATGTACGGTATAATGCTTTGATCCGTAGTACGGAGTCTTGAACGAAGGTATTCCCAAACGTAAGGAGTTGGGTAATGCGTAATTTCGTCAATTGCAATCCAGTTAAAACTTTGTCCTTGATATCTTGTAACATCTGTATCCCTATCTAAATATGAAAATAAAATCGTAGCCCCTGAAGGGAATACCCAAGTCGATTTACTTTCTCTAAAAACTGCCTCTGGGAAAGCTTTCTTATATAATTGCCTACTTTTGTCTATCAGCTCTGTTAGTTCGCCCAATGTCCTTCTTAGGAGCAATCCTCTGTGATTAGGATTGTGAGCATACCTTAAAGCGTCTGCAAGTAGGGCATAAGATTTACCTCCACCTGCTGCACCACCATAAAGAACATCACGTTCAGGTGCTGCTAAAAACTCCATCTGAGGACCTGGGTTCGGTTTGAACGCCACTTCCTGTTCTGCTACAAACTCCTGGAACTGTTTCGGTGCAGATGCAAGCACGTCTTCCGTCATTGCAGCTTTTCCCTCTACTGCTTTCTCCAGGTGTTTGAACTTCTCTACTTTCTCTTTCTTTAATTGTCTCTGCCTCGATAGTTGGTTCTTATGTTTTGCTATCTTCTTGTCTCTATACTTTAACTGAGCTAGGGCAGCTCTACGAGCTTTTACCTTAGCAGATACTGAATAACGCCCTTTCTCACCAGTTGCAAGCTTAGGTCTTCCTTTCTTAGGCGTTTCCAAGTACGTTAGCCTCTACATCTGATAGGTCTAATGCTTCTGCTTTCTTTGCAGGTAGGAGTACAACAGCATGTATATGCTTGTTCTCTGTGACTATTTCTTGTCTTTTAGATATACCGCACCTATCAAGTATGTCCGTAGCTGCTTCAAATCTTAGCTTCTGTCTAGCTATCGGTTCTTCCGTACTACCTGATAAGGCTTCTCTTATTTGTCCTACTGCAGTGGCTGTTGTCGTTGCTAACAATCCTTTTGCTCTATCTATAATGTGAGGTCGCATAGCTTTTGATACCGAAGACCTAGAGGACTCCGAATAGCCTGCTTGCAATAGGCTTTGGGTTATATTCCCAAAGGTTTTCTCTCCTTCAGCGAAGTACGCTTCAAGAAAATTCTCTTGTTTATCTGTTAATTCTTGTGATTTCTTACGTTCTGGTAATAACATTTAACACTTCCACCTTCTTCTAGCCTGCCTAATACGTGAATTAGGATCATTTCTTGTCTTGGCTGAGCTTCTTTTAAGTTGTCCTGCTGATCTTGCACAGTAGGATTTACGTCTTTTAGCTGCTTTACTTCCCTTTTTGACTTTACCAGTTACGGCAGTCTTGAGTTTAGAGCCAGGATTCTTCTTCCTGTAGGCTTTTACACCCTTCTTAGTCATACCTGCACCAGACTTAGTGGGTCTGTAGTTGGCTCCTTTGCCCTTAGTAGTCTTAGGAATAGCTTTCTTAGCTTTCCTTGCTGCCATTAGTAAGTATCTTGAGGTTTTCTAGGGTTAGGCATGTTAGCACTTCCACCGTATTTCTTACCTTCAGATGAATAGTTTTTCATCAAGCCGCTAGATAGTTTCTTTCTTGCATTACATACATTGCCACCATCTTTCATAGCAGCTTGTTTAAAGTTATCTGCAGTAGGGGCTCCTTTAGAGCCTACCTTCCGCATCTTTTCTTTAGAGCCTGCTGCTATTCTTTTACGTTTAGCGTGTATGTTTGCGTATAAACCTGGTTTAGCCATTAGTAGATTTCCTTGGGTAGATTCCGCCACCGTACTTCTTATCAGTAGAAGCGTAGATTTTACCTCCGCCCATTTTGTTTTTGCCTACTTTTATTTTTCTAGGTAGGTCTTTACCTTTAGCTTTATCTGTATCTCTAATACTTTTTAAGTTTCTTAAATCTGTGCCTTGTTTGTACTCAAAATCAGACATAGACATTTTTGTACCTACAAGCTCTTCTATAATTTTTTGCTTAGACATCAGTCCTGTTTGATAGGCGTTTGAGCCTTTACTTAAATCTCCTACGTCTAAATCACCTGTTTTTTGTAGATTCTCTAATGTCCTTTGAAAATCTGATACTTGTTTTGCTGTTGGTTTCTTTGCCACTTCTATATCTCCTAATTGTTTATTAATTGCCTACAGAAGGGTAAAGGAGAGGTAGAGAAAAACATTGCATCTTCCTGTTAGCTTGCAAGCGTTTAGGGTTACATATACTACCTCTCAGGTAACCCCCTTCATGTACCTTATTATAGAACATATGTTGCATTTTGTCAACACTAAAAAAAATTTAACTACTTGACAGAATGGATATTTGTATGTATACTAGGGTTATACCCCCCAGGGTTAATACTATATATAAGTAGGCAATTAATCTCCTCCAGTTTGTACTGGGGGTTTTTTTATGTTCCCTTTGTTTCCTATTAAAAGTAGGCATCACTACTTGCGAATGGTTCTCAACCAACCTAAGTTTAATAAAAATCTAGCATCTGTGTATACGTAGGTGTGGGTGGGGGGTGGTGACCCTTGCGTGACCCCAGTCGCAGAGAACAGCCATTCTGAGGGTGCTGATTTCTGTCAATTAATCTTATATGATGGCATTCTTTAACCCCATAAATAGCCCCATTTTTCAAAGCAGTTAATCAACAGCATTTTACCAGTACATCTTAACCAGTTATAACTTTTCACGTGGCGTGTGTGTGTGTGAACTATAAGCTGACGACAGTCAAAGATATTTAAAGGCTCAATGGCGAGGGGGTAGGCG